TAGTGAGATTGTAGCCCCTTGTACTTCTACAGGTGCTTTTGAGGATGGCGTTCAAAATCTTGGATATTCTAGCGCACGTTGGAAAGACCTCTACCTATCAGGCAACATCACAATGGGTTCTACCGCCCAAATTAATGCATCCAATGCCTTTTATTTAGATAGTAATGTTATTCACTTTAGACGAAATAACGAAGCAGAGAGTGCCAGAATAGACTCATCAGGCAACCTGTTGGTGGGTAAGACTAGTGACGCATTTAACACAGTTGGTGTACAGCTACTTTCAACAGGCAGAGTATATGCTACAGCTACAGATGTAGCGCCTATGTTCAGCAATAGAAAAGGCAATGACGGAAGCGTCATGGACTTTGCCAAAGACGGCACAACCGTAGGTAGTATTGGTACTGGTGGTGGCGACCTTATTGTTGGAAACGGTAGCGTTGGTGTCCGCTTTAACGATGCTATCTCAGCACTTGTACCTAGAACTACAGGGGATTCGGGTAGCGATGGTGCTATTGATTTAGGCGCAAGCTCTGCTCGTTTTGACGACATCTATGCAACCAACGGCACTATTCAGACATCTGACCGCAACGAGAAGCAGGACATCGCAGAACTCTCTGACGCAGAGCAACGTGTCGCTGTAGCTTGCAAAGGCTTACTGCGTAAGTTCCGCTGGAAGGACTCAGTAGCTGAGAAGGGTGACGATGCTCGCATTCACTTTGGAATAATAGCACAAGACCTACAAGCGGCCTTTGAAGCTGAAGGCTTAGACGCAGGTGACTACGGAATGTTCACCAGCACTACGTGGACTGACGAAGAAACTAACGAAGAAAAGACTAGGCTTGGTATTCGCTATAGTGAACTACTCGCCTTTATCATCTCAGCACTTTAACTATAAGGAATAACATCATGGCAGTAACTTGGAAAATCGCAACCCTTGAACACGAACTATCAGACGGCGCAGTAATCGTAGCCCACTGGAGAGCATCAGACAGCGAAGTAGTAGGTGAAGGCGATGAAGCTGTAACTTACTCAGGCAGCTCTTACGGCACTTGTGGCTTTGCCCCTGACCCATCATCACCTAGCTACGTTCCATACGCTGACATCACTGAAGATATGGCTATCGGCTGGACTAAAGATTCACTTGGCGAAGAGCAGGTAGAAAGCATTGAAGCTTCTATTAAAGCTCAGATTGACGCTGAGAAGAACCCAACTCAGGAAGCAGGCGTTCCTTGGTAAACCCCCTAAACTTAAAATGAGGATACAAACATGGGCGAGAAAAAAACAACTCCCATTGTAGTAAACGATGTTGAATACACTTTTGAAGATATGACCCCACAGCAACAAGCTATGGTTAATCACTGTAACGACCTAGATCGCAAGATTAAGTCTACCCAGTTTAACCTAGACCAGTTGTCTGTAGGTAAAGATGCTTTTGTTAAGATGCTTGTTGATGATCTGGAAAAAGCGGAAGTAGTCGAAGAGTCATAAGTGAAACTGGTCTTTGCGTTGATCGTCATGGTCAATGGTACGGTTGACGTAAAGGCCACTAGTCACTGGTACGACCTAGAGAGATGTAGGTGGTTTGCAGAAGAGCTGACCATACAAGGAACAAGAAGACGTTATCACACGCCAGTGCTTGCCTATTGTGTACCCAAGTATATAGACCCATTAAAAGTTGAGGTATACAAATAATGTTAGCAGAGATAGCCGCAGCAAACGCAGCATTTGGCGTACTAAAAACAGCTCTTGGGCATGGCAGAGAACTGTATGAGTGCAGCAATGTTGCTAAGAAATACTTTGATAACAAGAGTGCTATCACCAAGCGAGTAGCGGCTAAAGGCAAGAGTGACTTGGATGCTTTCATGGCACTAGAGAAGATTAAAGAGCAGGAAGAATGGCTCAAGGATTACATGGTGTACGGTGGTCGCGCAGGGATGTGGGACGACTGGTTGAAGTTTCAGTCTGATTGCAAGCGAGATAGGGATAAGGAAGAGCGTCTAAGGATAGCCAAAAGGCGTAATACGATTAAATTATTAGTTCAATTTATTACTGTCATAGGCATAGCAGCGGCGGTAGTACCAGTAATTATCTATGCAATTATGTTCATGGTGAATCAATAATGTATCAATATAACCACACTAGACCAACTCCCAATTTTTATCTTGATGTGGCCAAAGACAATATCTATAACTCTACCGCTGTCAATATCTTTGGGTTCAACAGGTCTATAGGAACATCGTTTGAGACTGTCTGGAATAATGGCGGTAATTACGTTTACCCAGCATCCGCCCTAACAATGTCGGTAGTTTCGACCTCTGCCGCCGATACTATGGATGTCCTGATTAGCGGGTTGGACATTAACTACAACCCTATCAGTGAGGCTGTAACGCTTACAGGTACAACTGCGGTAACTACGTCCGCTGCATTCTTTAGAATTAACTCTGCCGTGATTTTGGCTGGCAGTAATGTGGGCGACATAAGTATCAGCAACGGCGGCACAAACCATGCTTTTATTGAAGCCCTGATTGGCATAACTCAATCATCTGTATATACAGTCCCAGCAGGTCACAGCCTTTACCTTGTGAGGATTGATGCCAACTCTGCGACCACTAACGGCCAGAAGTATCTGTTTATCAGAAACGTAGTGACTACTGGTGGCAGGACATTGCGCGTATCTGAAGCAACCTTTGCAACATCCCAAGTCAGTTATGACCGGCAAGTTCCGTTCAAGATAGCCGAAAAGTCTGACTTTCACTTTGAAGCCAAGTCCAGTTCATCCGAAAACGAGATTAGTATGTTTATTGAAGCTGTTTTGATTAAAGACAATTGATGTATAATCAGTAAAACTCACTTGGAATACTACAATGGTTGAATCTGGAAAAGAAGTAATTGACGTAGCTGCTGGTTCAACCGCAGTGCTGGCTTTAGCTGCATGGCTCCCCCCAGTATCTAGCTTGTTTGCTATCCTTTGGTTTGCCATTAGAATATGGGAATCAGACACAGTTAAGGAGATAACTGGTCGAGATGCTAAGTAGCCTAATAGGTCCAGCCACTAAGCTGCTGGATAAGTTCATTCCAGATGCTGACACCAAGCAAAAGATAGCGCACGAACTGGCAACAATGTCAGAGAACCACGCGCAGGAAATAGCCTTAGCCCAGATTAAACTCAACACCGAAGACGCTAAAGGCAACTGGTTTCAGTCTGGATGGCGACCCGCTACCGGCTGGGTCTGCGTTGCAGGCTTCGGGGTCAACTTCCTAATCTCCCCGATACTGGCTGGCTTTGGTATTGATATACCGCAAGCCGACACCTCTACTATGCTACCAGTTTTGATGGGACTCCTTGGTCTTGGTGGACTCAGAACCGTTGAACGATTGAAGGATAAAAAGTAATGGCTAAGAAACCTAAAGAAAAAACCTATTTCAAAGCTAAAGAGTTGACCTGCAAATGCGGATGTAATACTGTCGAGTTTGACCTTGGCTTTCTGGCTACCCTGAATGCTATCCGCGAAGAGTGCGGCTTCAGCTTTCCCCTCTCATCTGCTTACCGATGCCCGTTACACCCCATAGAGGCGCGTAAACAGCAACAGCGTCTAGGAGCGCATACAACCGGAAAGGCGGTTGATGTGTTGTGTTCGGGCGCAAAGGCGTTAGAACTCATTAGAGTGGCTCAGAAACACGGTATACAAAGAATTGGCGTTCAGCAGAAAGGCGGCGGCAGGTTTATCCACATAGATGCTTGCACAGAAGAAGAAGGTTTCCCCCCAGCTATCTGGTCATACTAAATTACCCGACAAGACTAAAGCCCCTTAATTGGGGTTTTTTTTCGCCTATCTTAAAATTAATGTAAAAAAAGGCTTTACATATGTAAAGGATAATACGATAATGTTACCTCATTCAAAGAAACGGGATTTACAAAATGACTATTACAACTATCGAAGCAACCATTAACGCGCAAATTGCTGACTTAGAAAAAGCGTGGTTAAGCAATATAAAAAATAATGATCAAGATCGAATCAAGGGTTGCGAGTTTGGAATTATAGAACTTAACATTCTTTTAGAAACATTTAAAAAAGCAATCTAATCTAACCGCCCCTTCGGGGGCATTTGCTGTAGGAGGCAACATGGGGATCAACGAGTTAAACGACCTAGAGCGCGGCGAGTTAGACTGCGTGCTTGGTTATCCAGCCCTAGAAGGGCAATCAGAGGCTTACCAGCTTGGCTATGGTGAGCAGTACGCAAAAGAACAGACCGTAGGAGGTCAATAAATGAAATCATCAGAATCAATCAATGAGCTGGCAGCAGCTTTATGCAAGGCACAAGGCGAGATGGGGGGAGCAGTTAAGGATTCATCTAATCCGTTCTTTAAGTCTAGCTATGCTGATTTAACGTCAGTTATTAAGGCGATCAAGCAACCCTTTGCTGATAACGGCCTGAGCTACACGCAGTTCCCAGTTAGCAACGAAAACGGTGTTGGCGTATCTACCCGACTGATGCACACATCTGGGCAGTGGCTGGAGATGGAATACACTCTGCCGACAGTTAAGAAAGACCCACAGGCTTCGGGGTCGTGCATTTCCTATGCTCGCAGATACGCTTTACAGTCAATCGCAGGAATACCCACAGCCGAGGACGATGCAGAATCTGCCATGCTTCGCGGTGATGACAAGAAGAAAATCACTGAAGACGAGGTGATTACTATCAAGAAACTTCTTGACGATACTGAAAGCGATGAAGCCAAGTTTTGTAAATGGCTAAAGGTTAAGTCTATTGATCAAATTCTGGCTGTGCATTACGACCGAGCTGTTGCCGCGCTGGAAGCTAAGAAATGATTATCTTAGATCACGAACAGGGATCACCAGAATGGCTTGCTGCTCGATTGGGCAAGCCTTCTGCAAGTATGTTTGCCAAGTTGATTACACAGACTGGCAAGCCTTCTAGCTCTGCTGATGGGTATATTAACCAGCTAATAGCCGAGCGCATTACAGGCCAATCTGAGCCGTTTTACGTCAATGATCACATGGCAAGAGGCACCGAGTTAGAGCCAGAAGCTAGGGAAGCATACGAGTTTATCTCTGGTAATGAGGTTATTGAGACTGGTTTTATCTTAGATACTAGCTTTGAGTTTGGCTGTAGTCCTGATGGTTTGATCTTGGATCAAGGCGGTTTAGAGATAAAATGCCCAGCACCTCAGACAATGGTTAGTTATTTAAGAGATAACCAAGTAGGCGTAAAGAAATACTGGCAACAGATGCAGGGCTGTCTGTGGATCACCCAACGTGATTGGTGGGACTTCTTTGCCTATCACCCAGAAATGCCTCACGTTTTAGTGAGAGTAGAACGCGATGAAGAATATATCGCAAAGTTGGCCGAGGAAGTTACAAAGGCCGTTGATGTTATTTTAAACCAAGTGGAGAAGTTAAAATGAAAACAGTAGGAATCGCGTTAAATATCAACCTTAGCAAGCTAGACAAGAAGCGTTTTGTAACCGGCAAGAATGGCACCTATGCTGATCTAACCGTCTTTGTTGACCTGTTAGAGCTTGATCAGTACGGCAACAGCGGTGGTATTAAGATGGCGCTTAAAAAGGACGAGACAAAAGAAAACACCAAGCTAGATTTTGTCGGTAATGCCAAAGTGTTCTGGAGCGATGGTGGCCAGCCTATGCAGCAACAGAGTGCGCCTTCTTCTAACCCTACCATTGAAGAGATGGATGAAGATATCCCCTTCTAGCTAAAAAACCCCCCTACGGCACAAGTGCTTTCGGGGGGAAACCATAGGAGTTTACAAGGCAGGGGAACCTTGCCCAACTAGGATAACATAGGAAGTCGATATGACAAATGCAGGAAAGTGCCTTCGGGTAGCTCAGGAGCTTAACAGCATCAACAGTAGTAAGGTTGCCGAGCTAATGAACGTAAGCCGTCAGCGCGTGTTTCAGTGGCGTAAACAAGAGAATATGAAGCTGCACACGGTTCAGGGCTTGTGTGAGATATTCGATTTAACGGTTGATCAGTTTTGTAAACTTTGTGACAGATAGTAAAAAACCCCCTGTTTTACGAGGGGGCTTTACTTTAAGCCTTGGAGGGGCTTATACTTGAGGTGCGAAACACAAGAAAGGTAATTATAGCTATAGACTCCTATAGCGTCTACACCAACTCCTTTCTTTGAATGCAAACAATGTTTGGGCTTTAGGCTGGCGGTTCCTTAAATTAAACGTCAGATACAGGGTTGACCCTCCCTACAGAGCCTCACAGTTGAATCGGTTTTTAGCTGTGAATAGTTTGGATACACGATACAAGCATTAGTTTAACCGCAAAGTTGCTTTAGCCCTTTGATCTTGAATTTTACTTTTCGAAGTAAAAGGGTTTATAACACCTATAGGAAATGTATATTTGAGTACACATTAAGAAACAATGTACATAAAAACTTATTTAATTAAACACTTGGCGAGGCTTGCCGAGCTTAGGGGACAAGATAATGGTATTAATTCCTAATGAATCGCATCACAAAAAAGCGTTAGAGATGGCGACCAACAAGGCATTTAATGGTAAGACCATGCTAGATAATGGTTCAGGGCAGTACGCAGGCAACCTAGCTGAGTTGATGTTCAAAGATGTTCTTGATTCTCAATACATTGAACACGATTACACCGCAGCAACTAGCTACCACTTTGATTTTAAAATAGGCAAAGCAACTATTGACCTAAAGGCAAAACAACGAACGGTTGATTGTCGAGCTAATTACGACACCCATGTCAACCTTTACCAGAAAGACTATCCCTGCCACTATTACATTTTCGCAAGCGTGCTAATTCCTAAAGGCGAGAAGCTGGCTAGTAAGGTTCAGTTTATGGGTTGGTGTAGGAAGGATGATTATTGGTCAACCTGCGAGATAAAGAGAAAAGGCCAGAACTCAGATGGTTTGATTGAGCGAGAAGACGGCGGAAAGAAGAAATATCATGATTTAGAGCCTATGGGTTTATTTTTTGGAAACATTGAGAAGCACTTATATCAATTAGCATTTGGGGAATAATATGTTATTAAACACTAATGAAAGGTGGGAACCTGAAGACACTGACATGATCGCATGGGCTAAGGCTTACCCAGCAGTTGATGTCTTCCAAGAGCTAAGAGCAATGGAGTCTTGGCTTGACGCAAACCCAAAGAAGCGAAAAACCAAAGCAGGTATTAAACGCTTTGTAAATAGCTGGCTATCACGATCACAGGACCGAGGTGGTAGCAGTCCAGCAGTCATAGGGAAGCAGGCTGCAAAGCTAGACCCCACAGGTATAAGCGCAGCCCCTGTCAGTTTAAAGTCTCTTACGATGGATATGCAGCTAACCGATGTTTCTTGGCTAGACCCTCAAGAGGCTAATATGATGAGGCAATACTACCTTGATCAACGTGGGTTTTATTTTGATGGGGTGCTAAGAAATGCCTAACCGAAACTTTGAGCCGCGTAGTGCTGGAAAGAATCCGGTCTTATACACCTTTGAAGGGACGCATGAAAAGCTAGTGACTGGTGAGAAGTACACGCTAAAACAAATCAGCTTGATCATCGGCGTTAATGATAAAACCATGCATTCTAGGATGAAGCAGAAATTCGTGCTCACTGATAAAGAGGTTAGACCAACTAAAGAGCCTTCTGGTGGCTGGAACTTTTCAAGGACAGGAGAATATAACCGCTTGGAAACCACTGATATGCAGTTGTCTGATAAATGGTTAAGGGTGAAGTTATGAGTCCATATTATATAAATGAGCCTGCTGTCATCAGCTTCAGTGGCGGGCGTTCATCAGCTTATATGCTGCATGAAATTCTAAAAGCACATAATTTTAAGCTGCCTGATTATGTCAAAGTAATATTTGCCAATACCGGCAAAGAAATGCCTCAAACCTTAGATTTTGTAAAAGATGTTGGTTTAAATTGGGGGGTTGATATTGTTTGGCTTGAATACACCGGCAAAAAACAATTTCGTCAAGTGACGTATGAAACAGCCAGTAGGAATGGAGAGCCATTCGCGCAGTTGATAACGGATAAGAACTATCTACCTAACATGATGGCTAGGTTTTGCACAAGCGAACTTAAAGTTTTAACTATAGAACGCTACATGGGCGGCGATGACTTTCTTACTGTAGTTGGAATTAGAGGTGATGAACCAAGACGCGCAGCTAAAATGCGCTCTAAGGATAATTATGCTGTACCTTTAGCTGACAGCGGAATTACAGAAGCTAAAATTAGAGATTTTTGGGGCAATCAAAATTTTGATCTGGCTATGCCTCCAGCGGGAAAGAACACTCTTAGCAATTGTGATCTTTGCTTTTTAAAGGGGTATAGCATTAAGCAATCTATTGTTGAGCATGATCCATCTATTGCCAATTGGTGGGTGGATCAAGAAAAAAAGATTAACGCTAGATTTAGAAATGATCAGCCAAGTTATGAAAAGATGCAAATAATCGCGTCAGATCAAGGCCAATTGTTTGACTTTAACGATGAAACTATTGAATGTTTTTGCGGAGATTAAGATGAGCCAAGGTGATCACGTTTTAATTAAAAGCCAAAGGGCGGTAGAGACACAACTGCCTTTCCTGCTAAAGCGAATAGAAAGCTGGGACTATTCAACGCCACTGGTTGTAAGGTTTGAGCGTTACGATGACCCGCGATCACTTGGCCAGAATGCCCTGTTTCACATATGGTGTAGGGAGATGTCGGAAACCTTTGTCAAGAAGGTTCCCAATGCCACCGAAGAGGGCATGAAGTTTATGATGAAAAGTATGTTTCTCGGAACTCATTCAGTAGCGATAGGGAAAGAAACCTATTCTGATCAAGTAATGCCATTACCAAAGCACAAGGGTGAGATGTGTCACTTCATGGATCAGGTCTACGCATGGGCTGCTGAAAAGGATGTATTATTATCCTTACCGCAGTACAATGAGTACACTGAATTAAAACGAAAGCAGGATAAGTAGAATGTCTAAAATGAGTCCGCAAGAGTTATTAAGGTTTGCACGCAATGACAGGCAGGTGGAAGTTATTCAGGCTGTGATTGATCACGGTTCTAATAACAAGGCTGCAAAAGCTCTTGGCTGTGGTCGCCGTACCGTTGATACGATGCTTAAAAGGCTTGAAGCTAAAGCAGCATCAAAGGCAGTAGCACCGCATAAAAGCGTGAATCGCGAAACGATGGAGGGCTTTGAGGCTAAAAGAGTTTCTACGGCATATAAAGAAGATGGGACTGTAGCATTACAGTGGGTTATCCAAGAGCCTGAAAAGCGCAGCATGAAGCAGAAGCTGGACGCTATGCTTGAAGGCATGAAAGACGATCTGACTGAGTTTAAGAAGCCAGTCAAAGCTCCCAAGAAGAACAACGCCGATTATCTCGCCACTTACATTATCGGCGACCACCACTTTGGGATGCTGGCTGATGCGGCTACCAAGCTTGATAATGATAATTGGGACGTTAAGATAGCAACGCAGATTTTAATAGACGCTGTTGATAGGCTTGCTAGTCGGGTTGGTGATGCAGAGACGGGCATCTTGCTTAACGTGGGCGACTTCTTCCATGCAGATTCCTCTAAGAATGAGACAACCGCAGGTACTAGGGTTGATGTAGATACGCGTATAGGTAAAACCTTTAAGCTGGCCGGCCTTCTTTTTCAGATGCTAATTGATAAGATGCTGTCTATTCACAAGAGAGTTATTGTCGTAAACGTCAGAGGCAACCATGATAGTGATATGGCTTGTCACTTATCTAGCTGCCTAGATATACTTTATCAAAAAGAGCCAAGAGTTGAGGTTCTGGAGAATTATTCGAAGTTCTTGCACTTTGAGTGGGGTAACAATATGTGGGTTTATCATCATGGCGACCGCATAAAGCCAGAGCAAATATTACAGACCGTGATTAAAAACTTAGACGATGAATGGTCGGCACACAAAAATAGATACTGCCTGTTGGGGCATATCCACCATCATATTAGTAAAGAATACGGCAGTATGATGTTTTCTTGGTTCGGTAGTCTTACTTCTACAGACCAATGGCATAGCGATGCGGGCTACGGGTCAGAACGGTCTATGACTGCAATTGTTTACCATAAACAGTATGGTGAGGATTCAAGAGTTAAGATTACAGTGGATGGCTTAGGTGGGTGACGTTATCCAGTTTCCGCCAAAGACTATGCTACTGCATAGACAAAATTGTGATGATTGCAATAGCGTTCTTGAATATTGGCTTGGGGATGATGATTGTGCTTATGGTATATGCGTTGGCTGCCTTGACCTTATTCCTAGAAAAATTGAGTTTAACGATAACCTGCTGGAGGAAGAATGATGATTGATCCAGAAGTGAGAGACTGGGAAAGATTGAGAAAGGAAATCCCAGCAATAGAGTCGAAGTCTATTGATAACGCTATGGCTGCCTGTCACAAAGGTGACTGGGAAGAACAAGACGTAGTAAACAACCCCAGCCATTACAATAGCGGTGGCATTGAATGTATTGATGCAATAGCAGAAAGCATGACAGAAGAAGGTTTTAAGGCTTACTGCAAAGGTAACGTTCAAAAGTATCTTTGGCGCTATGAGATGAAAGGCAAGCCGTTAGAAGACCTAAAAAAAGCTCAGTGGTATCTAAACAGGCTAATCAAATCGCAGGAAATTGAAGATGGCTATTAAGCGCGATGCAGCAGATAAGTGGTTTAGTGATGTTGTAAGGCAGAAAGCTGGCTTTGAGTGTGAGCATTGCCACAGGCAAGATGGCCGGATGGAGTGCGCCCACATATTCGGTAGGGCTGCAAAGTCTGTTAGGTGGTCAATGATGAACGCTGTGTGCCTTTGTCACTACTGTCACCTGACCTTTACTGCCAACCCTTTAGACTTCACCGCATGGCTTGAGCAATACAAAGGCCAAGGGCATCTGGATATTCTGCGGGAAAAGTGGCAGGTACTGATGAAAACTAACAAGCTTTTAAGAGCTGAGATCGCCAAGCACTACAGGGAAGAGCATAAGAAGATGCTTGCTAGTGAGAGCTATGAGCCAGTTTCGTACAATTAATTGATTTATTTGTATCATAAGGCTTGACTATGTAAATAGAAAGGATCATAGTTACACCTCATTCAACGAAACAGGGGTTTCAAAATGAAGCTTACAATGAAAAAAGTTAATCAAGCCATTCAAGAGATTGAGGCTGGCTGGGAGTTAGTTAAAGGTAACGGCTATTTTTACTGGGTACACCCCACCGATATGAGCTACCTTGATTGCGCGACTGTTGGCGTTTACAAGCTAAACGATTATAACCTAGATCGCTGGGTTGAAGAGTTTAAAGGTAGAGGGCCAGATTTTGGGACTTGGGCTTATTACAATCAGGAGGTGGCGTAATGAACAAGCACTCATTAAGTTACAGCCAGCTAAACCAAATCGACCAAGCTGCTGAAATCAAGAAAGACAACCGCATGGGCATTATTGCCGCTGTTGTTTTATTCTCACTGTACTGCATAGCTTCAACTATGGAATACAACGACTGCCTAAAGGGGGTTTGCTAATGTCCGATTCACTACGCGCTTTCAAAGATTGGCTTTCTGACACGCTGCCAGAATACGCCCCCCAGTACCGGCATTTCACGGGTGAGCTTATCGACTATACAGATGCTCACAAAGATGATATTTGCTACAACTTCTTAATCAACTTTCCGACTTGGTGGGATGATGTATTGCCACCGGCTACAGCTTGCCGCTTTGGTTTTCTTGATGAGCTGTACAGCAGATCACTTGGCCAAAACCTTTCGGAAATAATTCGTAATGACATTTACCTGTCACTGGAAAGCCATTTAAGCGAGATTGTCGAGGAAGTCTATAACGAGGTCTTTAATATTCAACCTGAAGAGTTTGCAGGATATGAGGTGGGACAATGAACAGATTAATTGATTTGCCCGATGCAATACCTGATGGCGCAATTGGCTGTTTAAACGGCTTGTTTTACAAGATAGGCTTGCACAAATTGGCCTTCTATTGGAACGGTGACGAATGGATTAGAAGCGAAAGATCAGCGCCTTTGATAGAGGCTGCTTTAAAGCCATGCAAAAGCAAATTCTCTTTTAACAACGAGGGGTGAATGATGACCGACAAAGATAAAGAAATGGCTGTTATGATAGAAGAAATTAACAGGCTTGCAGATAAACTGATTGCTGATAGCTACGCCTTTAGGTACAAGGTAGCCAAGCGTTTATTGTTTATTGCATCAGCAGGGGCGCTGTTTAGCTTCATAGCTATATCGCTACACGCTTATTTAAATTAGATCGAGGTTTCCCCTGACCTTTGAAGCTGGCTTGGTTCACCAGTGATCGAGAACGAACCACCTATTAATTTACGCTAGGGGGTGGACTATGCACTAGCTATTTTTAATGTTCTGACGTTAGCGATGGCCTTAGGGCTGGTGACTCAGGCTTGGTTCCCCTGCCGCGACAAAGAACCGTACTTACTTTCAAAAACAGCGTATATCTCATCAATATATAATACTGTTATCCATAAGGTCATATCACTTATGGTATTACTTGCATGATAAGCATACATTTCCGATCATATCCGATAGTCTTTATAATCCCCGCTTAGTTGATAGTTTTACTCCATTTGCACTTTTATGCACCAATAATTCGCACATTAACGCACTTTTAGCAGGGAATCCCCGTGATATACGCAATAGCAGTAGTGCTTATTGGCCTAACCGCCATAGCCAGAGATGAATTTAAAAGAGACTCCTAGCGGGGTCTTTTTTTATGGTAGAATGCTTTAACCTTTACTGAGTAAAGAAAACTGATATTATGTTAAGGCCAATACAGCAGAAATGCGGGAGGCAGACATGAAACAGTTACAGATTACGCAACGTATATTAGATTGCGAAGAGCATGGCTGGTATGATTTACTAGCTAAAGTAGATGGAATCACCCAGAACATATTGGAATGCCCATCGGCAACCTTTCAAATTAAAGCCGCTTTGATCCTCTGGGCTGACTCAGTAGACCTGAGAAGCAGCTCATTACCACCAGACGAAGAAAGCGTTATATTGCACAACCCATCAATGAACCATAAAGAAACATTTGGCGCAGAGGCATAATGACCGGACGACCTAAGTGGATACCTGACGAGGCTATATGCGAGCAAGCTGGCGAGATGGCTTCTAGGGGTCTTACTATCTCACAAATAGCCGATTGCCTTGGTGTTTCAGACGCTACAGTGTACGACAGGCAGAACGAATACCCTGAGTTTTTGGAGGCTATAAAAAGAGGCCGAAGCTCTGGTATTCATAAGATAACAAATCAACTGTTTGATAAAGCTATGTCCGGTGACAATACGGCCATTATTTTTTATCTAAAGAATAGGGATCGAGAAAGCTGGGGTGACAAGCACATCGAGCCAGTTCAAGAGATACCGCAAATCAATATCATGGTAGACCCGCGTGCAGTTAACCCTACCGCAGAGTGAGATCTTTCTCTGCCCTAGCCGCTTTGTTTCAGTGGTCGCTGGCAGACGATTTGGCAAGACATTTCTATCTACTGGGAAGATACTTGAGCAGGCGATTAAGTCGCCGAATAGAAACGTCTGGTACGTTGCCCCCACCTATGGCTCTGCTAAGGAGATTGCATGGGATATGCTGATCGCCACAATACCCCCAGAATACGTTTCTAAGACAAACGAGACTAGCCTAACCCTACGCCTTATCAACGGTTCTGTTATCGCCTTAAAAGGCGCTGAAAAGCCAAATAACCTGCGTGGGCGATCACTTGATTACGTCGTAATGGATGAGTTCGCTGATATGCGCCCAGAGGCATGGTATGAGGTGCTGAGACCCGCATTATCTGACAGAAATGGCGGCGGAATGTTTATTGGAACGCCAAAGGGAAGGAATCACTTCTACGACATCTGGGGAAAAGGTATCGATGGAGATGACAATTGGGCGAGCTTTCAGTACACAACTTTGCAGGGCGGCAACGTATCTGAGGAAGAGATAGCAGCGGCAAGGCAAGACTTAGATGAGCGCACATTCCAGCAAGAGTATGAGGCTGCATTTGTCAACTACAGCGGCATCATTTATTATGGCTTTAGCCGTGAAGATTCGGTTAGGAAGATAGAGGACAATAACAGCACTTTGCACATAGGTTTAGATTTCAACATCGACCCTATGAGTGCCGTTGTTTGTTTGCGTCATGGCAATACGCTGCTGGCTATAGATGAAATCGTCATGTTCGGTAGTAATACTGACGAGGTCGTTTCGGAGATACGTTCTAGGTATGGAGACAGACCTGCTATAATCTACCCTGATCCAGCCTCACGGCAAAGAAAGACAAGCGCAGGCGGTAGAACAGACCTGAGCATTTTACAGAACGCAGGATTCAGCGTTAAGTCGAAGAACAGTCACGCACTGGTACGGGATCGTATAAACGCGGTAAATAGCAGATTGCTTTCTAGTGGAGGTGATCGCCATTTGTATATAGACCCAAAATGCAAACAGACTATCAAAGGTTTAGAGCGCCAGACGTACAAAGAAGGAACGAGCCAGCCTAACAAGGACGGCTTCGACCACATGAATGATGCTTTAGGTTACTTGGTGGAATTCCTGTTCCCAGTACGCACAGAACATAAGATTCAACAGCCCACAAGGTGGACTTAATGAGAAGCACAGATATTGATTACACGCACCCAGAATACGACAACAACAAGTATCGCTGGGAGTTCTTTCTCCGCAGCTACATGGGCGGTGAGGATTACAAGGACGGCGGGTATCTGACTCGATACGTCAACGAAGACAAAGACGAATATAACCGCAGGCTTGACCTAACGCCACTAGATAACCACTGCAAGAATATTGTGCATATCTACAGCTCTTTCCTGTGGCGCGTTCCACCTGTCAGGCAGTTTAACTCTCTGGCTAATGACCAAGCCGTGACAAGTTTTATGGCAGACTCAGACTTAGACGGTAGAAGCTTCAATGCTTTCATGCGTCAGGCTCAGGTTTGGTCCTCAGTCTACGGTCATGTTTGGCTGATGATTGATAAGCCTGCATCTAATGCTGGCACAAAAGCTGAAGAGCTGGCGCAAGACATCCGTCCATATGTGAATATGTTCACGCCCGAAAACGTCCTTGATTGGAAATACGAAAGGACTGCTTCAGGGCGCTTTAAATTGGTCTATCTAAAGGTGCGTGAAGCTATCGAAGAGATTAGCGACACCGAGAAAGAAACCTATTACCGTATCTGGCGTGAAGATACGATTGAAAGCTGGAAGTCTCTTAACGAGGTAGATGAGTTCATCGAGCGCATGGATAACACGCTAGGCAAGATTCCTGCCGTATTTCTACCTGCACAGCGGTCAGTGGTTCGCGGTATCGGTATCAGCGACCTGTCAGATGCTGCCTATATGCAGAAGGCTATTTACCAAGAGCTGTCAGAGATCGAGCAGCTTATTCGCATATCTAATCACCCGACACTGGTTAAGACCTACAACACCGATGCAAGTGCAGGCGCTGGCTCTGTAATCAATATGCCGGATGATATGGATAGCAACATGAAGCCCTATCAGATGCAGCCTAGCGGTCAGAACCTTGACGCTGTACGCGCTGCCATTGAAGATAAGGTGCAGTCGATCAACCGTATGTCTCACATGGGCGCTGTTCGTGGTACTCAAGCAATGACGCAATCAGGCGTGGCAATGCAGACAGAATTTCAGATGCTTAACGCGAAACTGTCAGAGAAAGCCGATATCCTTGAGCTTGCTGAAGAGCAGTTATGGCAGTTGTTTGCAGAGTGGCAGGAAGTAACCCCAGACGTTGAGGTTTTCTACCCTGATGCGTTCGACCTGAGAGACTATGATCAAGAGCTTGTATTCCTTCAGCAGATGCGTTCTACCGGCGTTAAGTCTGTAACCCTAATGAAAGAGATAGATAAGAAGATTGCCGATCTTGTTCTTGATGATGAGAACCTTGCTAAAGCGCATGTTGAGATTGAAGAGACTGCTTCTGTACTTGGCGACTTCTCAGATAAGACTCAGATTTATAGCTACCACATTGATGCTGGCGTTGTCACTCCAAACGAGGTTAGAGAGAAGATAGGCTTGGATGATATAGAGGGTGGCGATACTCTCATTGAGCCTAGAGAGGACGGTGCGCCAACTGATGTTGGAAGCTTTTAATGGCGGCAGACGTTGATCAGCTAAGGGCGGTAATAGCTAGAGCTGAAGGCCATCAAGGTAAGTTGGCTAACGCTCTGGTTAAGCTAGAAGATCGGATAACTGATCTGATGGCCACTGCCCCGCTTAAAGATGGCGAGCTGTTTGATCTCGAATGGGCTATAGCTGCAAGGGTTGAGCTGCGTACAGCGATAGAACAAGAATACCTTGCAACTGTTGATGGCTTGGTGCGTGAGTATACCGTGATAGCCGATGACGTTGCGGCGATGTTAAGCACCTATGCGGACGTTACTAAGCTAGACCCTAGCATCATATCTGAGCTTCAGTCGATGACCTTTAAAGGGTTTGAGGACTTGGGCCAGAACTATCTTGATGCGGTGTCTAAGGAGCTTTACGAAAGCACCCTAACAGGCGCTACCTTTGCCCAGAGCTTAAACACTATCAAGGCATCCGTTAATGCTAACCTTGGCAGATACGCTAGTCAGGGGCTACATGATGCCCTGATGCAGTTTGATGCAACGGTTAATACTAAGATTGCTATTGAAGCTGGCGCGACAGAGTTTAAATACTACGGGCCAGATGATGAATCTACTAGAGACTTTTGCGAAAAGCACGTTGGTAAGACTTATACCAAAGAAGAGATAGACAGTATATGGGAGGGATCGTGGGCTGGTAAGATAAGCGGCGACCCTTTCGTTGTGCGTGGTGGCTACAATTGCCGCCATAGGTTCAGAGGTGTATTCGAGGA